CATACTTAATACCAATGTTATTAAGGAAGGATGGTTCTTGGGATGGGCAAATATACATCTAAGGAAAAAAAATATTTTAATAAAATAATCCAACATGGATGCTGCATACCAGGTTGTACATCAAATACACCAATGAATGTCCATCACTTACGAGGTTCTCAGGTTCAATTTAAAAGATCTAATCAGCTTGTAGTACCTTTATGTTTTGAACATCATTCGGAACTGACATGGGGTAAGTATAAACCAGAACATAGGTTTTGGGAATACTATGATTTAGATGCGTTAGAATATGCTAATGAACTGTATGATTTGTACTCTCAACAACATTAATACTCTTAACCTTTTTCATAATAGATCTACCAATATTCTTAGTGCTTTTCTCACCAGTTAGGTGCATAGCAACTACTGCATAAGCACAGAATATAGTATCTGCGTCATACCCAAACTGCTTTAGATATGTAGTATAATCAGTTAAGGTTTCTATTAACTCATCAAGTTGAGATTTAAGTACCATGTAGTATATATATGGCTTTGTTTATATTGTGTCAATTCACAAACCTGGAATAAATTTAATCGGTTTTCCAGGATGACTTATACTCATAAAAGTTCTTGCACCAGAAATGAGCTTTGCCCTTATTCCCGAACCACATATTTAATCCCCAACAACCTAGCTAGGTGAAGGTTTTACCTTACATAACGCAGGGGAAACTCAATTCGCTAAAGGCGTGGGATTAGTTTCTCACCCACAAGCTTTCGACTACAGATGAACATTTCTCCATGTCTACTCACAACCACCCTTGATTACCTCAGGCATTTGCCCATACTTCATCTCAAGTGTACCTTACCCCTCTGTTAAAGAGTTGTTCAGTCAGCCGATACCGAGAGCTACTCAGTATCACGAAACTTTCTGTGTAGGCGTGTAGCCACCAGCTTTAGCTTTACGCTTACTACCTTATGTCTTTCCTACACAGTTCCATACGGAAACTTTAAAATGGTATATCAGGAACATCATCATCAGGTAATGAATCACCATTGATATTCTCAATAGTGTTGTCTACCTTACTGCCCTGTTTACCACCTAACATCTTCATAACACCAGAGAATCTTGGTATTAGTATTGATGTATTATATCTTTTGTTACCACTACTATCAGTATACTGTGATACATCTATCTGACCTTCTAGGTATAATAGAGTACCTTTGTTTACATAGTTCTTGATAGTCTTACACAAGTTAGAATCAAATGTTACAACCTTGTGCCATGTAGTTTTATCAGTCATCTGCTGAGTGTCTTTATCTCTGACTTTCTCAGTAGTAGCGATAGACATGATAGCCATCTCACCTGACTTGATAGTTTTGATCTCTGGATCTGTACCAGTTCTACCTACAAGTATTACTTTGTTAATCATACATTTACCTCCTGTACTTTTGATTTATCAACAACACCTTTGTATTTTTCTTCGAGTTGTTTGACATATTTGTTTGAATCAAACATACCCATGAATACATCAGCATTGAATCCTAGATGTGATATTGCTTTTGTAAGAGCATCTGTTAGTGCTTTTTTAGGTGCATCATCATCAACTCTACCCTTTGCATCTACCAGTAGATTACAACCTCTTACTGGTCCATACATAGCATTTCTGTTAGATATCCATATAGATACATCTGCAAATTGAAATGCTTTCTCACCAACTGTTAGAGTACTGTAACTAACATCATACCCCCAACCAGTGCCAACTGGTCCGAATAATTCTGTAGCTCGTCTGATTTGATAGTGAGCATCAATAGAAGTAAAACTCCTAGCTCCAAAGGATACCTTTTTAGTGAAGCGTGGATCAGTTTCTTTAGCTTGATCCCATATAGCCAAATTCTTGTTTTGTATCTCATCCATTATATAACCTCCTCAATAGATTGAAAATCAACGTAGTCATCTGGTGCTACGCCTGTTAGTATATGATTGTTCCAAAAGCACCACTCTGCATTGAGTAGTTTCTTTTGAAACTTTTTATCTTGTTGTACATGAAATGCTTTCCATCTTACATTACCAAAGATAACTGATAAAAATGCTTCTTTCATACCAGATACCATCATGTAGTGCTGCACTTGTGCATAATATTTTTCTATGATTGTATCTTCTTTTGTCATCATATTTGTATGTTTAGCCTCAAAAATACCTTTAGGTTTAAGATGTTCATTCAATACATAACCATCTATGTTAGCTAGTATGTAGTCATATTTTTTGTGCATCAATGTATAATCACACTCTTGTACTGCTAAATCTGTATTAGCAGAAAACCATTCCCTGTTGAATGATTCGGTGTGTATACCTAGTTGCACTGGTAGTACAAATGATAGATCTTCTTCAACCAAACCTTTTTTGATTTCAAAAAGTTCTTTCCATTTACCAGCGACCAATAGGTTTGCATCACTCCCTCCGATCCCTGAGCTTCTGTCTATAACTTTCTTTTGACTTTGTATATTCATTTACCTTCCTCTCAACTATAGCTTCGATATCAGATTTTTTTTTCCAAAGAGCATCAGCTAATCTTTTTGCTGACGGATCTCCATTAATTAATCCTTCTCGCAATCTGTATTCTACATCACGATCAAACCAAACTCTAGCTAAATATGTAACTCTTTTGATCCACCATCTTTTTCTTTGAACAGGATCTGCAAGATTATATTTAGTTGGTTTCTTTCTTAGCTTTTTATTTCTTGCAAAAGATTTTATTGCATCATTTATTTTCATAGTAGTTTATCAATCTGTCTATGTACCATCTAGCTTTTCTTAAGTCTTGTGATGGTTTATCTGGATTCTTATGTCTGTTACGAATAACATACTTAATGATATTAGCTTCATGGTGATTGAGATCGAACTGTTCTATGATCTGAATAACTTGAATCTTTGGACCAATATAATATCCAGGATCAATGTGATTTACTTTTCTTGCCATATAACCTCCTATTGTAACAACGAATACAAGTATACAGTTTATAATCTATAAGCATGGCTTTTGTCCATAGCTTACCACACTCTAAACATCTTTCTTTTTCAAGCATCTGTTTAGGTACATATCCTCGCTTTGCCATTATACCTCCTTGTGGAGGGCAACCATGCGGAGGAAGGAGATCATATAATATGAAGATCGATTGCCCTCTATTCTGTTTTAGTGAAACCACTTGCAGTTTGCAACCTTTCTTTCACGATCATACCTAGTATTTATTGAATCACTTGGATAATGTGTACTCCAATGTGTCATAGCCTGGTATGCACTAAACTTGTTTGTACCAAACTGTCTTGAATAGTTGTCGTAGTATTCATCCAAGATATAGCCTCTGTGTCTTTGATTGACATGGCTTTTGTCTTGTTCAGTTGGTTGTAAACATAACTGATCTACTTGATATTCAAATTCATTGTTGTCTACTGGAATAGATGACCACTTCTCCATTGTATTAGATACAGTTCGTAGTCTGTCATTGACATCAAATGTATTTGGTCTTTCAAATGTAACTTCTTTGTTACCTTTGTGTTGTGATGATATACGAACATCCCATAGTGGTGATTTCAAACCATTCAAACACAACATGAAATAGTATCCAAGATCAAATGTCAGCTGCCTCATACCATTGTAACTGTTATGAAGTATAGCTTCTAAAGTAATAAAAGAACCTTTGTATGGTACAGAATATGCTGGTAGTCTAAAGTGTATTGCCATCAATGCACCATTGTTAGACATCCTGTAATTTTCTGTCATATCATCAGTATGAAAATGATTACTAAGATAATCATATGCTAATTCATACGACTGTTGATGTGTGATAACTTTGTATGAATCTTTGTGTATAGCAATCAACTCGTTGGTGTCATCACGAACCAACTGTTTGTAGCCAGGTATCTTAGTCTGGTGTTGATTGTATACTTCTTCACTTCGAACTGCGAAGTCTAGTTGTTCTGGTAACATAGTTCCCCCTAACTTACTGATATTGTTATTTTATCTTTTTCGCTGATAATACCATCAGCAAATTCTATTTCAATCTTATCAATACCTCTGTGGTCATGGTGTTGATACTCTGATTCATCAGTAGTACTGTGAAATACTTTTGATTGAAATACAATCTTAGCATTTGGAGATATCCTGTTTATCTTACACATGATATCTTTGAATGTTTCTGCGTTACACCTCATATAGTTCTTCCTTTCCATAATAATCTTTGGGTAGTTGAAAACCCTTGATAATCCTTGTTTGTAGAGCTTTGAACATCAAGTTCTCTACTTCTTTTCTGCCTACAGTCATAGCTGAACTCTTTGAATCCCAATCGCTTTTGACTTGTGGACCTAGTACACTATCATCAACTGTCAATCTCCATTTAGTAATACTGTGCTTGAAGTTTGATTTTACTTTTACAATGTTCACAATTATTACTTGGTCTTGACCATATGGTATTGTTGCTTGGTAATGTCCTGGTCTTATGCATCTCATGTTTACCTCCTATCTGGTTTCAAATTTTAACTCCTCTAACTGTTTTAACCAACCTTCTACAGTTGTTATATCTTTAGCTATAGCAGTTCTTAGTTTCTCAAACTCCTCTAGCATTTCATTTTCTATAAGAAACAAATCATCTAACCGACTGAGTGCAGTTGATTTACTATATCCTTTAATCGCATCCCTTGTCGCTAGTCTTTGATCCCACAGTCTTGCTTTCAGTACTTTCAAGCCCTCGGTATTCATCATTATATACTCCTATCTTTCCTTCTCCAAAGCATACATCACATTCTTCTGATGCTTCT